TTCTACTACTACCACAACTAGTACGTTGATTCCGTAATAGGAGAAGAAAAATATATCATATAACCTATGCCAGAGGTGAGAGGATTTAAACTCAATCCTCTGGCATAATTATTTTAAATACTATGGCGGATTTAAAACTAGACATATTAGTAATTCCTACGTATAACAATTTGACGTTAGGTGTTGCTGATGTTTCCACATATCCTACAACTCCTGCTATAACATCTCCCACTATTGAGATAACTGTTCCTGCTTTTGGGAAAGTCACTCTACCCTTCAATCCAAACGATTTTAACATCTTCAATTCTCTTTCTTTAGGAATAACAAGTGTTGGTGATTCACTACTTCCACTTCCTGATGGAGTTTACTATTTGAGATATACAGTGACACCTGCATATCTTAATTTTGTAGAAAGGTCAATTATTCGTGTAGATCAATTACAAGAAAAGTTTGATAGCGCATTTATGCGATTGGATATGATGGAATGTGATAGAGCTATAAAGACACAACAAAAGGTTGAACTAAATAGCATCTACTTTTTCATACAGGGAGCTATTGCTGCTGCAAATAACTGTGCAGTGGAAGAAGCTAACAAGTTGTATAATCAAGCAAGTAGAATGTTAAACAACTTTATGAATAATGGATGTCAATGTTCAGGAACTAATTATATAACCAACTTTTACTAATATGGCACAATGTAGAAACTGCGGAGCTAAATTTGGCTGCGGTTGTCAATTAATTAACGGTCTCTGTGCAGCATGTAATTCAATTGCCACACAGGGAACAAAACGAATAAAAAATGTTATTACCCAGACTTACAGATTGTATAAATTGTTCAACAATTCCAGTGTTAATAGCTGACATTGATTGTAGGCTTGCTCACTTGGCTAATAATTTATATAATAATACAGTGTTTATATTAAACCGTCCTGTACAAGGAGAGGTAATACTTGATTTGTTAAACTATAAAAGAATTCTAACATTTAAATTGTGTAACCCTGACTATGCTTCTCATTACACTGTTGAGAGAATAGCTAGCAGAGTTAAACTATTAATTTATAAATAAAACTATTTACATCGGCTAATGATTTATATCTTATCCATACTATTCACTCTAGCTTTTGTATTATATTCTAAATGGCAATTCTCAGATGATAGAGGACTGACATCTGGTAAATGGCATCCTTATGGTATGATAATGAGAGCATTAGCAATAGTGTCTCCATTTTTATGTCAGATGTTTCCAGGCTCCTGGCAAGACTATCTTCTATCTGGAGCAATAAATATAATAGTTTGGGAAATCCTAATAAACATAATAGCATTAGGTAAAAAATGGTGGTATGTTGGAGTTACCTCTATGATAGATTTAAAACTCCAAAAAATCAAATGGAAAGTGTATTTTGCTTTTCTTATTGTTTCTTTAATAATAAAATTAAAATATTAAATAATGTCTTGTTCAAATTGCTTTAATGGGTGTGCTGAGATAGTTTCAGATAAATGCGTAAGATATACAGGAATAGATGTTCCTGTCCTTGGTATTCAAACTGGTGATTCTTTATCCTATGTTGAGCAAGCTCTTATTGAGTTTCTTACATCAACATTAGATGGTACAGGAATTAAGCCTGATATTAATCCTGCTATAATATGTACCTTGGTTCAAGGCTATCTTCCTACATGTGGGGATATCACTCTAGTTGATTTAATAAACGCTCTTATAAAAGCTACTTGTGATTTACAAGAGCAGATTGTGGTTTTAACAGCTGCAGTAGAAAGTGCACAAGAACAAATAGATGTAATTGAAGCACCTTACACCATAGGTTGCTTGACAGGTGTTACAACTGGGTCAGGAACCCATGCTATCCTACAAGCAGTGATTACCAAGCTTTGTGCATTTATATTAGATGTAGAAACTAATTATGTACAACTAGTTGATCTTGATGATCTTATTCAAGCATATTTAGATTCTCAAACAACCTCTAACAAGTATTACACAAGGATGGTTCCTAATACGGTGGTCGAGTTTAATGGTGATCCTACAGGAAAATTTGATGTAACAGGTGCAGGTCTTGGAGATTGGGAAAAAATATATTTATGTAATGGATTGAATGGCACTCCAGATAAAAGAGGGCGTGTTACTGTTGGTACTACTTCTGGTATGGGTGGTGGACCATTTAATTCTGCAGTGGATCCTGCAATTCCTGGAAACCCTGCATATAGTTTAGGCACTACCACGGGTACAAACACCATCACTCTTTCTGCAGGACAGATTCCTAGTCATACACATATTGCTACAGCAACAGTCACTGATCCTGGACACACGCATGATTATGTTGGTGTTGATACAGTGCTCACTGCTGGTGGCTCTAGTAGCTCAAGAAGATGTGGAGACTTTACTAAAACTACAGTTAGTAATGTTACAGGAATCTCTGTAGGAGTGGTTAATGCCCCTATTGGAGGAGGTGGTTCACACCCTAATATTCAACCTGTGATAGCTTCACATTACATAATGTACATACCTTAATAATTAAAATCAAAATCAATGAGTTGTTTTTCAGGTTCACCTTGTTATAGTCACGGTACAGTGGTTTATCCAACAGGTTGTGGTATTGATCCTTGCTACACACATAAAACTGGAACAGATCTAGTTTTTTATAATGGAGCAAATCTACCTTGCGTGGGTGTAGACACTTGCGATAGTGTTACATTAGCACTTCAAAAAATTGACCAAAAGTTATGTCCAGATGCCCTTGCATTGGCTGTACTTGGATCAATTACAAATAATCTTTCTATAAGAAATATGTTTTGTGCGTTGGTGAATGGCTGTAATCCAACAACAACTACCACTACTACTGTTGCACCAACTACTACTACCACTACAAGTAGCAGCTCTACAACAACTACCACTACAACAATAAGTGATGATTGTAATTGTTACACTATTGAAAATGATGAAACTGAATCGGGCGTTGATCCTTATTTCTTCTCATACATAGACTGTATTAGTGGTTTAGAACTTTCAACACCATTGGATTTTGGACAATCTGACAATTTTTGTGGTAGAGCTATTGGTATTACTACTAATTTTACATACACGTTAACAAACTTTGGACTATGTGGTTTAGATTGTCCTCCAACAACAACCACTACTACCAGTAGTAGTTCTACAACCACCACCACATCAACATCATCAACCACAACAACTACAACAACTGCTACACCCACTACAACCACTACTACAACAACAGTAGCATGTATAGAGTATAATATTACTAACCCCACTGCAGGTGCTTTAGATTATAGTTATGTTAACTGTTCTGGAAACTTCCTTGGTTTTAGTATTGATCCTGATTCATGTATGTCTTTCTCTGCACAAGAGGGTAGTGTTACATTTGACTTAGGACTTATACTTGCATTTGGACCCTGTCCATAATTCTTTAATAACAATTTAAAATAAACCAAATGACAGTGTTGATTACATTAACTACGGCAGGAACTGATACAGGTCCTTTCAATCTCTATTCTAATCTAGATGGATATACATCAGCATTTGAAACAGGGGTACCCAAAGCATCTTTGCTTTTAGGATATGCTTCTGCTGTTGTTCCAGATTTTACAACAACAATCAGAGTGATGTCTGATGGAGATTGTGTTAATTATATAGACATAGTATTAGATGAAGTGACAACCACTACCACTACAACAACTGTTGAACCAACTACTACTACTACATCTACAACAGTAGCTCCAACAACTACTACAACAACAACTGTTGAGCCCACAACAACAACCACTAGTACAACAGGAACTTAATATTACAAATATTGCATGTATAATAAACCTATACTAATTTTAATCAAAATCCTTATTTTGTTGGTTTTATAAGGATTCTCCTGGGGGTTTCTACCTCTGGGAGTTTTATTTTATAACCAACTTGGTTATTAGCAATAACAAATTTTATTAATATAATTTGGTAAATCTGAAAACTAATACTTACCTTTACTAGAATTTTAACTAATATAACTTACTTATGTCCGTAAATCAATATGTATTAGACCAACTGCAACAACTATTGTCCTGGAAAAAGAGTAAAAAATTCTACGCTAGTAAATTAGGGGTTTCAGATGAAGAGTTGGACAACCTATTGCTTTTATTAAAACAACGAGAACAAGTTATAGATGATGCTGAATCAGCATCTTATGTAGTAGCATTAGAAGAGCAGATTATAAAGTTTGAAGAAGATGTTACAAAAGGAACAGGTGAGATTGTTTTTAATTCAAAAGAAGAAATCCGAACCTTAGATGAACTCATTGAAAAATGCAACATTGATACAGACAAATGGGAAATAACTAAATATGTTCAGAATTATTGGGGCAATGGTGATACACCTCATTGGCAAGTGAAAGCTTGGCTAGGGAAGAAAAAAGAAGAACAAGTTTTTCAAGATGTCTTTGTTAAGTTTTTAGAAACATACACACCTTGTTTAGATAATATTCCTGCTCCTCAATATGAAGTTTTTAAAGCTGCTGGTTGTTTGATTATAAACAAACAGGATGCCCATTATAATAAGTTTGACATATCTGGAGATAATGAAATAAATGATAGGTTTGACAAAGTGATGTTAAAGACTAAAATCATTTTAGAACAAGCAAAACTTTCAAGCAATCTTGAATCAATTAAATATATAGTGGGCTCTGATGAATTCAATAGTGAGTTTACAGGAACCACTACAAAAGGCACACCTCAAACAAACATTCTTACATATCACGATTCTTTTATGAGAATATGTGATCATGAGGCATCTATGATACAATTGTTGTTAGGTGGGTCTGATATTGTAGAAGTTGTATATATTGCAGGAAACCATGATGAGTATATAGGGTGGCATCTAATCACCTGGCTAGAAGCTTTCTTCAGGGATAACCCAAGGGTTGTGTTTGATATTTCTCCTAGATATAGAAAGTACGAGAGGTATGGTAATTCTGCAATGATGTTCAATCATGGTGATGCAATCAAACCTTCAAAGCTTGCTGCTATATTTCCAATTGAGTTTAGAGAAGAATGGTCTTATTACAAAAACTTTTACATATTCACA